AGTCAGAGATTCAGACTATTAAGGAGGTAATAAAAGTAGATGAGTTTTGGAAATATGATTTTAAAGGTGATGTATTGATAATACCATACCGATTCAAGCTATTTCTAGAGAATCTACAGTACTATAAGTACTATCCTGTAGCTAACACTAAGACCTTTGTTTTTATTACTAAGAATGAGAACTTTATTAATCATGTCTCTGAATTTCAGATAAAGGATAGAGTAATGGAGTACCTGGTCCAATCAAATCGGATACCTGTCTTTGATGCTGTAGCTGAGAAGTCTAAGCTCTTCACTCCTCAATACCTCAGCATGATAGATACTGCTAATGTAGAGATGGAAAGGGATGGGATAGATTACGGTATGATTTACTATAAGAATGCAGCTGTCAAAGTATTTGCTAAGCATCATGAGATCTATGAATACTCAGAGCTAAAGGGTTATGTATGGGCTAATCAGATAATAGAAAGAGATTTAATAGATGCTGATCACCATGAGTCAATGTTTAGGTCTTTCATTTGGTTTATCTCAGGGCAGGAGGTAGAGAGATATGATACTATGAAGAGCATCATAGGTTATATGCTGCACTCTTATAAGACATCTGCTAATAACAAAGCAATCATTCTAAATGATGAAACTATCTCAGATAATCCTAATGGAGGTAGTGGCAAAGGGATTCTGATTAATGCTATAGGATACATGAAAAAAGTTAGCACTATTGATGGTAAGACCTTTGACTCAAATAAATCATTTCCCTATCAGACTGTATCTTCTGATTGCCAGGTCCTAGCATTTGATGATGTAAGAAAGAACTTTAATTTTGAGAGCTTATTTAGTATAATTACTGAGGGTCTTACTATTGAATACAAAGGTAGGGATGCAATTAAACTACCTGTAAAAGACTCACCTAAAGTACTAATCTCTACTAACTACACTATCAAAGCAGATGGTGGCTCATTTAAGAGGAGGATGTTTGAGGTGGAGCTGAGTAGTTACTTTGGTACACATCATACTCCATTTGATGAATTTGGCTATATGCTCTTTGAAGATTGGGATGAGCAGGAATGGGCAAGGTTTGACCATTACATGATTAACTGCTTAAATTATTACTTAGAGAATGGTCTAGTAGAATCTGAGGCTAAGAATCTAGAGCTGAGAAAGTTTATTAATGAGACAAGCCAGGACTTTATTGAATGGGTAGATAATAAGAATCTAGGATTTGATCAGAGATTAAATAAGGTGTCCATGTTTGAGAACTTTATAGCTGAGTACACTGACCAAAAGAAGTACCTGACTAATAGAACATTTAATAAATGGTGTAAGAAGTATGCAGAATATAATGGTAAGGAGTATGTAGATGGATCTAGCAATGGTGCTAGATGGTTTGAGATTAAGTCACAAAGAGATCCTGATGTATGGGATACAGTAAACTATAATTGATATATGAAAGCACAAAAAGAAATAGAAACTAAAATAGTTGAATATTTTAAAAAACATATTGAAAAAGGTATAAAAATAGAGAAAGAACATTGGGGTGATTTTATTAAAATTCCATTTAATTATATAGATTTTAATGAAGCATGTTCATTTACATTAGATCCTATTGATTTTGCAATTTATAGCATAAAAGAAAAAAAAGTTATAGCTATTGAATATCCTTGGAGAAAAAACAACGGAAAATTAACTTATAATAGAATTGAATTGATATGAACAAAGAAAACAAAACACTACTCAAAGCCCTAGAACTAGCTAGCCTATCAGCTAAATATCCTAACAATTCCTACATACCTCTATCTAATTGGAAAGATGACTCAGCTAATGCACTGACTCAATGTATCACTGCATTTATAAATTTCTCAGGCTATCAAGCTGAAAGGATTAATACAATGGGTGTATATAGAGAGGGTAAGAAGATACAGGTAGGTGAAAATAGTAGACAGCTGAAAGGCACATGGACTCCTAGCACCTCCACTAAAGGCTCAGCTGATATTTCTGCTACCATTAGAGGTAGATCTGTTAAGATTGAGGTGAAGTATGGTAAGGATAAGCAGTCAGAAGTGCAGAAGAGGTATCAGGAAAGCATAGAAGCTGCAGGAGGTACATACTTTATTGCTAGAAATTTTGATGAATTTATGATTTTTTATTATAATTTTATTGCAGATATGAATTAATTGATTATCTTTGTTGAAATAATTTAAATATATACACATGGAAACAAAAACAAAAGCTGTAGTACCAGCACCTGTACTAACTCTGCACCAAAAGCTCCACAAGGCTAAGCAGTCAATCGGCAAAGTAGCTAAGAATGCTACCAATCCCCACTTTAAAAAGTCATACTCTGACATTAATGCAATCACTGAGGCAGTAGAGCCAATCTTATTAGAGAATGGTCTACTATTATTACAACCTATTCAAGGCAATTCAGTATGTACTCAGATAATCTGTATAGATTCTAATGCATCAATAGAGTCATGTATGGAATTACCTGCAGGACTTAATCCTCAGCAAGTAGGATCTGCAGTCACTTACTATCGTAGATATACTCTGAGCAGTATCTTATGCCTTCAATCAGTAGATGACGATGCTAATCTAGCTAGTGTACCTGTTAAGGCAGCTAAGCCTGCAATCACTACTCAAAGATTTGAGGAGGCATTAGTATCTATTGAGAATGGCAAGTATACATTTGAAAAACTTATAGAGGCATTTGAATTAACTGATTTACAAAAACAAGCTATTAACTTTACTAAAAACTTAAAGAAATGAAAACTTTAACACAAGCAGCTAATGAAAGAATTGATAGATATTATAATGCTATACCTGATTTTAGAAAAAAAGAAATGTATCAATCTGATGTAAAAACTAAACATAGTATTAGCAACGGTGATTGGTTTATTAAAAAAGGATTTGCAGTAAAAGTTGGTCATTATTATGAATTTAGAGATGGTATTACAAGAGATGAAATTAAAGCTGCAATGGGATATGCAATAACTAAAGAGTCAGAACTACCTTTAGAAGTAACTAATACTATTAAAGATGCTACTACTGTAGAATCAATGCATAGTGGTGATTTAAAAAAGTCATCAATTTTAAGAACTTATTGGACAAATTTAAAAGAATCTGATTATTTTTTAGCTAGATCCTTTTTTAATGTTGATGGTATTCTAGTAATTAATTTAGGAACTACACAAAGAGAAATTTATATAGAAAGAAGTGTAAATAAAACAGGACATGAAGAGCCATATAATCTATCAAAAAGAACTTTATATAAATTTGATCCTATTAGAAATACAGGTAAAATTTACGATAGAGGTAGTAAAGGATATTGGTTAGTGCCTGTAGATTGTTTAGACATAGTACCAATAGAACAGCCAGCACCTGTTGAAGTGATAGAGACAGTGCCTGTAGTTAATGATGAGGTAGTTACTGCTACTGCTGCTCTATCTTTTAGAGGTAATTTAGCTAAGTCTTTATTTACTAGCATGATGAATGGTAATAATATGAGTGGTGATTTAGAAGATTATAGCAAGTTAGTTAGAGATTCTATTCATATAGCAAATTTATTAATTTATTACGATAATAAAATAGATCAGGTATGAAGTGGAGATGTTCATCAATAGGAAAATTAATGACAGCATCTAGGACTAAGTCTGATGTGCTGTCACAAACTGCTAAGAGTTACATAGAATCTATAGCTGATAATGATTTTTATGGCTTAAAAGGTGAAATGTCACCTACTCCTGCTATGACTAAAGGTACTGACATGGAGCATGAATCAATTAACTTAGTTAATAGTATATTTTTTACTAGTCATGTTAAGAATACTGAGAGGCTAAATAATGAATGGATAACAGGTGAAGCTGATATAGTTACTGATACATCTATTATAGATATAAAAACATCCTGGTCTTTAGATACATTTCCTAAAATACCTGAGAAAGCCTATGATGCTCTTTATGAGTGGCAGGTGCGTAGTTATATGTGGCTCTATAATAAACAATATGCTCAGGTAATTTTCTGCATGATAGATACTCCTGATTATTTATTAAATCAATGGGCTGTATTAGAGTTACACAAAGTAAGTCACATAGATGCTGAGAAGAGAATCACAGTACTAAACTATGAAAGAGATCTAGAGATGGAGGAGCAGATAAAACAAAAGATACATTATGCTAATGAGTACTATGTTAAGTATATTAATCAATTAAATAACAAACAAAACGGACAATAACATGAGAGATAAATTCTATGAGGCTGCCATGATAGCAGCTATGCAATCACTAATTCAAAACAATCCTGGCATCAGCTCTAAATTTGCAGCTAAGAAAGCTCAGGAGTATGCAGAACAGTTAGCACTACTGCAGTATGGTGAGTACAATCCTAATCCATTCCCTACTAAAGTAGTATGAAAGAAAAAACAATGGCAATTATCCTAACTATAGTAGTCTATGGATTTGCACTTATCGGAGTATATAAATTAATAACAACAATAATATGAATGATTACAAAGTAAAAGGACTTATCAAAGTGATAGGTGATACCGTACAGGTGACTGAGAAGTTCTCTAAAAGAGAAGTAGTAATAACAGTAGAGGATGGTAAATATCCTCAATACATCAGCTTGCAAGCTACAGGAGATAAAACAGCTCTACTAGATGGCTACAAAGTAGGTGAAGAGGTAGAGGCATCATTCAATCTGAGAGGTAGAGAGTGGCAGGATAAGCATTTCAACTCATTAGAGTTATGGAAGATTGAGCTATTAACTGCAGCTGCAGTAGCTCCTGCTCATGTACCTGATCAACCTGGTGATGATCTCCCTTTCTAAAGGTGAGAGCCTTAAGGACTTTATGATTAAAGAGACCAAGTCTAAGCTCACCCAAAGATATAAGCTCAGCCATTATGCTGAGGATATCGGAGTCTCTTACTGCTCCATTTGGAGATTCACTAATGGTAAGGCTGTGAATGAGCAGTTTTATCTCAAATGGTGGAAAAATTATCTAAATAATTAATAACTTTATGGCAGTCGTAAGACTGCCTTTGTTATTTTTGGCAGATGAATATACTAACCTACATTGCAGTATCATGGTTTCTAGTAAACTTTGAGCCATTACAGCTACTGATTGACTCAATCTTTAGGAAAATAAAGTTTAGCAATCTATCATTATATCTACACTCATCTGCTAGCTGTATTAAATGTGTATCTTTTTGGCTAACATTAATTTGCACCTGGTCTTTTGTTCAGGCAACTATTGTGGCTTTACTATCGTTTATACTACAGGAATGTTTACAGAAGCTGAGCAAGTAATAATACAACAGGTATTTAATCTGCCTGAGAAAGAACAGTCTTATAAGATTAATCTAATAAAACTCAAGCCCATTAAGATAAGACTTACAGGAACTCCTGACAAAGAATGTTTCTGTGGTAGTGTGAGGAGAAAGATATGGCTAAAGGATTTCAAGCAATGGTATGAGACCTATACTTGATAACTACATATCAGCTCACTACAAAGAGATAAGGAAATATACTAACTATTTTCTAGTAAGAATGAAGTCTACTATTTCAGCTGATGCTGTAATAAATAACTCTTTTTTATATTTATGTAATATAGATATAGAGGTAACTGATCCAGGT